GTTGAACCTGACGTACCGGTAGGCGCCCACCGAATTAGTGGGACCGTCGTGAAGGATGCTTTGCCTGAGTTTTTCCGCTATTGTGCTTGCGGTGAGCGTGTGACACTACCAGGAACAGTAAAAGATTTCATAATTGAGCCTAGGCTTGATGGAGATCGGTTGACTGATGCCGTCGCACGATTCAAAGCTGCACAGGAAACAATCCTTGGGCTCTGGAGGGTAAGCATGAGAAGTATGTTCGAACCCGAACGCATAAGTTCCGAACCGTGTATCGGAAACTGTGGATTGGTGACCCACGTCAAGTTTGCACGCGCAGTGCACGGACGTCGTCTACCTCGTGAATCAAACCATGAACCTACCCTCTTCGGCTGTGGTATCTCATACGCTAATAACCTTGGCGTAGCGAGAGAGCTGGCCATCACATCTGCTAAAGTGTACGCCGACCATTTGTTCGTCTGCATCGCCTCTGTTCTAGGCGTATTGAAGGACAAACCAACCTGGTCAAAGTCGCTATTCGACGAACTGCTCGAACGAGCTGTCGGGAGTCTCGATTCTCGCGGAAGCGGGAAATTCGACTACCCGGGTCTTGTTCCGTTGGATGTTGACGTGTACATGCCAGAGATCTTTTCACTGTATCTCTGTCGAAAGCTGCTGAATGTGACGCGGCCTGATAAACTTGTCGAAGCCGAAGAGAAGTTCTTAGAACGAGTGGTAGAGAGGACAGATGATCCAGCTGATCCTCAAGATGTTCAAATTGCCTTGTCCCGCGCCCGCGCGGCTGCCGAAGCTCTTTTCCGCCCCTGAAATGATCCATTGCCTCCTTGCCCCAATTCGGGGAAGTCCTGTCTTGAAAATTCCTCGTTTAACGGAGGAAAACGCGTCGGTCTCTCTATGTTCACGAGAGACGACGTCAAGGACGTCATCGGTTTTGTCAAACCGAAGGCAATTTTATCGGGTGGAAAGATAAGAGTAATTACCATTGGCAGTTTAGGCACGCACAGACTAGAACGCGTGAATTGGGCCGCCTTCCAAGAAGTTCGAAAGTGCGCCTGGAGTATCTCCGGGCGATCCGTTGAAGAATGGGCAGCGAATGCCGATCTCCAAGGCGATGAACTTATCTCGGGAGACCTCGAAGCAGCAACTGATACGTTCCGGCAGTCAATTAGCGAAGCCGTCCTGGACAGGATGGTGGAATGCTATGATCCTGACATGCTGGAAGTTGCTCGAGGTTGCACAACCCGTGCTACGTTTGTCCGGCCGAAAGGGAAACTCGAAGGTCGCGCAACACTCGACCCCTCTAACTACGAATGCATCGGTAAACAACGATGGGGACAACTCATGGGATCTGAGATGTCCTTCCCGGGACTTTGCGTTGTTAACTTGATCGCTACCTCCTTTGCCAAACCTGATTTAGCACATGCGCTAGACACCTTGCGGGGAAACTCTCTTCGAGAGTTCCTGCATGGATGGAACAAGGCAGGCATAAATGGTGATGATCTGTTGACGGCAGGAAGCAGGGCCGATGCTGAGCAGTGGGTAAGGGGCGTACAGGCGATTGGAGGGATTGTCTCTAGAGGCAAATCGCTCATGAACAAACGGTACGGAACCGTTAATTCCGA